CTAATCTATTCATATCAATTCTTAAGAAACAATTGCTTCTGAAAGGTGTGTGCACTGAGCTAGATTGGGAAAGTTGGAAGTCAGATATCAACGTTGACTTCTTGCGAGACAATCACTTTGCGGAACTAAAAGAATCGGAAATACTTAGAGAAAGACTCCAGACTATGGATCAAGTCTCTCAGTATGTAGGCGAATATTTCTCGCGTGAGTGGGTAATGAAGAATGTCATGAGATTTGGTGATGAAGATATCGAAGATATGGCAAAACAGGTCGAAGCTGAAAATGCACAAAGCGACGACGAAGTAGATGATGAACTTGGAGTATAATATGAACGAAGATAATCAAGAAATGACAATAAATGATTTTATTAATGCCGTAGGTGAAAAAGAATTCAATAGAGCTGAATCTATATTTTCTAGTGTTTTGGGTGACAAGGTTAATACTGCACTGGATGCAGAAAAAGTTGTTGTAGCATCTGATATTTTTAATGAACCCTTAGAGAATGAAACTGATTTAGAATCTGAGTTGGAGTCCGAGTTGGAAGAAGAGGATTCTGAAGAAGAGAGTGTTGCGGAAGAAGACGCAGTATAAAATATTTTTATTTTAAGAATGTAATTTGTATAAATACTAAGTAAAGGTATTAAATTGAAATCTTTTAAAGAAATTAGAGAAAAAGGAAAACAACCGAAAGGTGATGTTGTTTTTTCTGGTAAGGCTGGTGGACGTATTGCTAAAGCTTCTGTCTCTATTATTAAGGAACCTAAAGGTTTCACTGTTTACATTGATGGTGACAAACTAGATGTATTTAAGTCTCAGGGTGAAGCAATGAAAGCACTCAAGAGTACGGTAAAAGAACTAGGCGGTAAACTATAATGAAACTTATTACTGAGTTTAATGAAAATAATGATGTACAATGCATTGTGGAAGCCAAAGAGAACGGTGAGAAATCATACGTTATAGAAGGCGTTTTTGCGCAAGCAGACAAAAAGAATCGTAATGGTCGTGTATACCCGAAACCTATAATGGAATCGGCAGTATCAAAATACGTGACCGAACAGGTTAACAAGAAGAGGGCGGTAGGTGAGTTAAATCATCCTGAAGGCCCAACTGTTAACTTGGATAAAGTTTCGCATCTCATCACTGACCTTAAATTAGAAGGCAATGATGTGATCGGAAAGGCACAAATACTAGATACCCCAATGGGAAAGATTGTCAAAGGTCTTCTTGAGGGTGGTGTACAGTTAGGTGTCTCAACTCGTGGTATGGGAAGTCTTGAGACAAGAAATGGCGTAAACTACGTCAAAGAAGACTTTATTCTTAGTACGGTAGATATCGTACAAGATCCAAGTGCACCTGATGCTTTCGTTAATGGTATAATGGAAGGTGTAGATTGGATTTGGAATAATGGGATTCTAGAACCTCAAGTAATTGAAGAGATGGAGACTGAAATCAAACAAGCAACGGTTGCGCATCGTCCAGAAGTGCAAATTCGTGAGTTTAAGAATTTCCTCTCGTTAATCAAATCTAAAATATAGGAGTCAATTATGACTGAAGAAAGTAAAGTCGAAGTTGAACTTCACGACGAAGATATTAACGAAATCGTGGAGGAAACTCTCGAAGAAGCGCAAGAGCCTAAAGGTGGAGCAACAGACGTTAAAGCGCCAAGCGAAGACGAATCTATTGCATCTGTCGATAAGGCGACAAAAGCGACAACTAAAACTTCTTTGCCTAAAACAAAAGCTGGTATGATCAATGCTATGTATAAAAGCATGAGCAAAATGAAGAAAGGTGATCTACAAGCTGCATACTCAAAAGTATGCGAAGGCGTTGATGCTGAAGACCTAGTAATCGAAGGTTCAGATACTACATCTGAAATCGATGCTCTATGTCAAAGCGAAGCGACTCTTTCAGAAGAGTTCAAAGAAAAAACTGCGGTAATTTTTGAAGCTGCTGTCAAGTCTAAGTTATCTGAAGAAGTTAACCGACTTGAAGAACAGTATCAGGAAGAACTCGCGGAAGAAGTTGCTACAATCAAAGAAGATTTGGTTTCTTCTGTCGATTCATACTTGAACTACGTTGTTGAGTCTTGGGTAGAAGACAATAAGGTTGCAATCCAGAACGGTCTCCGTACTGAAATTGCTGAGAACTTTATGACCAAGATGAGAGACGTATTTGTAGAATCTTATGTCGAAGTACCAGAAACTAAAGTTGACCTAGTTGACGATCTATCAGAACAAGTTACAGAACTAGAAGAGAAGTTAAATTCTACTACTGGTGATGCAATTGCTCTAGCTGAAGAGTTAGAAACTTACAAACGTGAGTCTATTATCTCCGAAGCATGTCGTGACCTAGCTGACACCCAAACTGAGAAGTTAAAAGGACTTGTAGAAAGCATTGATTTTGAAAGTGAAGAAGAATTCACTCAGAAAATTGCTACTATCAAAGAATCTTACTTCGCTAAAGAAATCGTAGAGCAGACCAATGAAGCTGAATCACTTGTTGAAGAAGCTGATGAAGAAGTTGAAGTTTCTTCAGTAATGGAGCACTACTTAACTACTCTTAGAAAAACCTCTAAAAAATAAGGAATTACTAAAATGCAATCTTTTGATACACTAATCGAAAAGTGGTCTCCAGTACTGAATGAAGAGAGTGCCGGAACTATTCGAGATCATCAGCGTAAAGCTGTAACTGCTGCCGTTCTTGAGAACCAAGAAAAAGCAATGAACGAGCAACACCTACAAGAGTCTGGTTTCATCACTGAAACTGCGGCAAATAACACTACATCACAGTCACGATGGGATCCAGTATTGATCTCATTGGTACGTCGTGCAATGCCTAACTTGATGGCTTATGACGTTTGTGGTGTTCAACCTATGTCTGGTCCTACTGGTCTTATCTTTGCTATGAAGTCAAGATATAATGGCGGTTCAACTTCTAATGACGAAGCATTTTTCGACGAAGCTAAAACTGGTTTCTCTGGCGACGGTTCAAACAAGCCTGCTGACGGTTCTGGTTTTGCTGGTATCGATTCTGAAGGCGCTCGAGTAACTGATCTTGCTGCTGCTGGAATGGAGACAGCTGATGCTGAAGCTCTAGGTAACACTGGTAACTCTTTCGCTGAGATGGGTTTCACTATCGAGAAGTCAACTGTTACTGCAAAGTCACGTGCTTTGAAAGCAGAATACTCTCTTGAACTTGCTCAAGACTTGAAAGCTATCCACGGTTTGGATGCAGAAACAGAATTGGCAAACATCTTGTCAACTGAAATTCTTGCAGAAATCAACCGTGAAGTTATCCGTACAATCAACTCACAGGCAATCACTGGCGCACAACAAGCAAACGTTACCAAGAAAGGTATTTTTGATCTTTCTTCAGATGCTGACGGCCGTTGGTCTGCTGAGAAGTTCAAAGGTCTAGTTGTACAATTAGATCGTGAAGCGAACGTAATTGCTAAAGAAACTCGTCGTGGTAAGGGTAACATCGTTATCTGTTCTTCAGACGTTGCTACTGCACTTTCCGCTTCAGGTATGTTGGACTACACTCCTGCTATGAGCACTACTCTACAGGTAGACGACACTGGTAATACTTTTGCTGGTGTTCTTAATGGTCGTACTAAGGTTTACATCGATCCATACGCAACTACTGATTATATCACTGTCGGTTATAAGGGTACTAACCCATATGACTCAGGTATTTTCTACTGCCCATATGTACCTCTACAGATGGTTAAAGCTGTCGGTGAGAATGACTTCCAGCCACGAATCGGATTCAAGACTCGTTATGGTATGACTTCTAACCCATTTGTTGGACCTACTCCTTCAGATAACCTAGCTGCTGCTAAAACCAACCAGTACTACAGAATCTTCCGTGTGGACAACATCCTCGCATAAGATTATAAAAACTAGAATCCCCAAAAGGGATCATTTTAGGGGAGACTTCGGTCTCCCTTTTTTTATCTTAATTTTTGTATAAATAAAGGTATAGATTAAAAGAGGTTATCATGCCAGTCACAACTACTACAGGAATACTAGAAAGTACTCTAACAGAGAATAAAGGATTTCTACAGCCTACTGGGTTTCGCATTGTCATCAATAAAGGGTACTATGCAAATCTACAATATTTTGCGCAGTCAGTGATGCATCCCGGCGCTACAGTGAATGTAGTAGACCTTCCTGTCAGACAAATAACTTCAGTCCCTCTAGCTGGAGACAAGATTACGTATTCAGAATTAGAACTTACTCTTATCTTAGATGAAGATATGACTGGTTATAAAGAGATGCAATCTTGGTTGGAGAGAACAATAGAAACAAATACCAGAGGAATACTAGAGACTCCGGTATCATCAATATATTCAGACATAACTGTTATAGTTTTGTCTAGTCAAAATAATCAATCTGTGAAGATTAAATATCAAGACTGTATTCCAACGGCGTTAAGTGCCATTGATTTAAATGCTACTACAGGAGATGTAACATATCTAACGTTTAATGCAACGTTTAGATTCGCTCAATTTGAGATTATATAATGAAAAATTATGAAATACGTAATGAAGAATTGATCGACATTCTCGAACAGTTTCGTTACACATACATTGAAAAATACGACATCATAAAGACCAACACCATTTTTTCTCCGGAGTTTGAAGGTGAGGCTGACTGGTATACTGGCGAAGGTTTTATGCGCCAAATAATATCTATGAAAGAAAATCATAGTGGTGCAGCTGAAAAGTCCTATTCGGTTGCGATAAAACCTGATCATTATAATGGAAAAGATTCTAGATATAATTTGGACTATTCCAATCTCAACTACTTAATTCAATCTGAGTTAGGTACACAAAATTCCGCCTTGAGTCAGTTTTATCCATCTAATGGATTTATTGGTTGGCATAACAACGCAAACGCTTCAGCATATAATCTTATCCTAACATGGTCCGAGACTGGTGAGGGTTGGTTTAAATATATAGATCCCAAGACACATGAGTTGATTACAATGGAAGATTCTTCCGGTTGGACACTTAAGGCTGGATACTTTGGATCGTATGATAGTGGAAATGTTGTTTACCATGCAGCTAGAACCTATTGTCCTAGGATTACTCTTTCCTATGTTTTAGGTCATGATAAGTCCTACTGGCAGGACTGTATTGAACATATAAGTACTAAATGAATTATTGAAGGATTATATTATGTTATTAGATTTAGAATCTATAATGAAAGAATGGGAAGATGATTGTAAGATACCTCAACATCAATTAGATGAGGTCTCACGACAGACGCCCAGTCTTCATGCAAAATATCTGCAAGTATTATCTTTAACTAAGTTGAAACTTAAGAGGATAGAAAACTCACAACAAAACTTGTTGAAAGACAAGTGGTTGTATTATAACGGTAAGATGGATCAAGATTCTATTCTTTCTAAAGGATGGCAACCAGATCCTTTTAATGGACTAAAAATTCTCAAAGGTGACATGGATTATTATTATAATTCTGATCCAGAAATACAGGAAGCTGACGAAAAGGTTCAATACTATAAAATTATGATACAGACTCTAACAGAGATAGTTGACTCTCTGAAGTGGAGACACCAGACAATTGGTAATATTATAAGGTGGAAACAGTTCGAGGCGGGCGGTTAACATTCGTATAGATATATTATGGAAAAAATTCAAATACAAATGAAGAATCATGCGCAACTTCTTGTGTCTGCGCATCCTTCTATTGACCAAGAACTGAGGGAGTACTTTGCTTTCTTTGTGCCGGGTTATCAATACATGCCCGCTTATAAACGTAAACAATGGGATGGTCGAATAAAGTTATATAACCAGATAACTAAAGAGATGCATGTCGGGTTATATACACATCTTCGAAGATTTTGCGCAGATAGATTTTATCCAATGGAAATCCTAGATCATCCAGAATATGGAATACCCTCATCGAAAGAGGAAATTGATCACCCTTCTTTAATAAAAACTATGACTAGTTGGGACTTGCCATTTGAGTCTAGAGACTACCAATACAAAGCCATTACGCATGGCATAGAAAATAAAAGATGTTTGTTACTCTCTCCTACCGGAAGCGGTAAGAGCTTTATTATATACAACTTGATGCGTTTTGTCAAGGAAAATAATAAAATAAATAAAACATTAATCATCGTACCTACTACTTCCTTAGTGGAACAGATGTATAAAGATTTTTCTGACTATGGTTATGATGTAGATAAAAACGTACATATGATTTACTCTGGTAAAGACAAAGTTACAGATAAACCTATTATCATATCTACATGGCAATCAATTTATAAATTTGGTGTTGAGTGGTTTGAACAATTTGGTGCTGTATTTGGTGATGAGGTACATTTGTTTAAAGCAAAATCTTTATCTACTATGATGGATAAATGTATCAATGCAAAATATAGATTTGGAACCACCGGAACTTTAGATGGGACTGAAACAAATAAACTTGTATTGGAAGGGTTATTTGGTCCTGTATTTAAAGTTACTAGTACTGCGCAATTACAGAAAGACAAACAATTAGCTGATCTGGATATATCTGTTTTGTTGTTACGTTACCATAATGATATATGTCATTTCATGGACGGTAAGACTTATCAAGAAGAGATAGATTGGATTGTTACGAATGATGCAAGAAATAATTTCATAACTAAATTAGCCGTAGATCAAAAAGGAAATACTCTAGTTATGTTTCAGTTTGTTGAGAAACACGGAAAGGTTTTATTTGATAAGATAAAGGATTCGGTTGATGAGGATAGAAAGGTATTTTATGTCTCCGGTGAAGTTGGCGCAGCTGACAGAGAATCTATAAGAAGTATTGTCGAGAAACAGAAAGACTCGATCATTGTAGCTTCACTTGGTACATTTAGTACTGGTATAAATATTAAAAACTTGCACAACATTGTGTTTGCGACACCAAGTAAATCCCAAGTAAAAGTGTTGCAAAGTATTGGTCGTGGATTAAGACAGTCCGATAATGGAGAGACTACAAAGTTATTTGATATTGCTGATGATTTTCATAAAAAGGGTTATAAGAACTTCACCCTAAAACATTCAGCTGAAAGGATTAAGATATATACTAAGGAAGGGTTTAAATATAAAATATACCCTATTGATATGAAAACTTCTCAACTTAAGGATGATGATGAAAGTTAAAAAAGATGTTCGTCAATTAAAAATGTCTAATGGCGACGAAATAATTTGTGAGGTTCTAGAAGAACATAAAGGACACTTTATTGTTAGAAATGCTTTAAAGCTTACGGAAAAATTAACTAAAGAAAATCATAAGTATTTTACTTTTAGTTCTTACATGACCTATCAGGATGGATTGCTTCAAGTCATTATGTTAATGACTCCTCATATGATGGCTTTCGGTGTTCCCACTAAAGAAATGATACTTCAATATGATGTAGCTCTAGAACAGATGGATAAATTATTAAACGATCCTGAAGAGGAACTTGTTTTAGATGAAAATGTAGAAGACTGGTTAAAAGAAATCGTTGGTGAGGTGAATAAGAAAACTATTATACATTAGTTTTTGTTCTATTCATCCCTCCGGAGCAGTAGATATATTATACACGATAAGACAAGTATTGTCAAGCACTTTTTAAAATAAATTTAGTTATTGACAAAAAACATAAAATAGTGTATAATACACACTATTAACAAATATAAATGGAACTAATATTATGGCAAGTGAAGCATCTAAAAGACCACATTATGTTAACAATAAACAATTCAGTCAAGCTGTAGTAGATTATGTTTTGCATGTGAAAGAAAGTGAAAAGGATGGTCTATCCAAACCAGTAGTTCCTGATTATATCGCTGAATGCTTTCTTAAAATATGTGAGGGACTATCACACAAAGCAAACTTTGTTCGATACACATATAGAGAAGAGATGGTTATGGATGCTGTAGAAAACTGTCTTAAAGCAATTAATAGGTTTGATCCAGAAGCTGCAACTCGTTCGGGGAATCTTAATGCGTTCGCATATTTCACACAGATTTCTTGGTATGCATTCTTACGTCGCATACAGAATGAGAAACGTCAACAAGATATAAAGATGAAGTATATTTCTGAAGCTGCAATAGAAGACTTTTTGGTGAATGGAGAAAACATAGATGGTCATATTCATAACCAACCATTTGTTGATGTCCTCCGACAGAGAATTGATATTGTAAAGGATGCTGATGGTCACTTCAAAGATTACGCTAAGGAAGAAAAGAAAAGAAAAAGAAGAGCCGTTAAAGTCGATTCCGATCTCTCAGATTATTTGTAATAAAACACTTGACATTTACTTATGAAGTATGGTATAATTACCGTATAAATTTATAGGACTATATTATGAAGATTGCTATTCTCAATGATACTCATTGTGGTACAAGAAATTCTTCCGACATCTTTATGGAATATCAGGAAAGGTTTTACACTGATATATTTTTTCCATATCTACTAGAAAATAACATAACTCAGATACTTCATTTGGGCGATTACTATGACAATAGGAAAACCATAAACTTCAAGTCTCTCCACAGGAATAGAAAGGTGTTCTTGGAAAAACTAAGAGATTATGGTATCACTATGGATATAATTCCTGGCAACCACGACTGTTACTATAAGAACACTAATGACCTAAATGCATTAAAGGAACTACAGGGTCATTACATGAATGAGGTTCATTTAATTGAAGAACCTCGCGTTATGGATTATGACGGATGTAAGATTGCCCTTATCCCTTGGATAAACCCTGAGAATGAAGAGGATACTCTAGAGTTTATCAGAACTTGTAAGGCAGATATTGTTGGAGCTCATTTAGAATTGACTGGGTTTGAAATGGACAGGGGTCTAGAGTGTAGGGATGGAATGTCCCCTACTCATTTCGATAGATTTGAGATGGTCATGACTGGACATTTCCACGCTAGATCTACTAGAGGTAATATTTACTACCTAGGGTCCCAGATGGAATTCTACTGGAATGATTGTAACGATAACAAGTATTTTCATATTTTTGATACTGACACTAGAGAACTTACACCTATTCGCAATCCTCTTACTATATACGAAAAGATTTATTATAATAGTGAAATTATAGATGTGTTCCAAGACTTGTCCGGAATTGATAATAAGTTTGTTAAACTGATTGTCGTTAATAAAGGAGATCCCTTAACTTTCGAGAGGTTTGTTGATCGTATTCAGATGCGACCTATACATGAACTAAAAATTGTAGAAAACTTCAAAGAGTTTGTTGGTGATGCTGTCAATGGTGATATAAAGATCGATGACACTACTGACTTGGTACACAAGTATATCGATATGGTTGATACTGATCTAGACAAGAATAGGATTAAGACGGAACTATCCGAACTTATGATTGAAGCTCAGAATTTGGAGATAGCGTAATATGGTCACGAAGAATGATATCACTGGAGATGTTATACGGTCAAAAACACCTAGTGAGAAGTATTCTGAAAACTTCGAGAATATTTTTAATAAGACTTCAACTAGAGATGGTAGTCATATAAACATATCTGTCTTTGATATAAACTACATGGAAAGACATAGGGTCAGCGTTATAACTCCATCTGATTTTGTTGGTCGTGATATGTTCAAAATATACGACGCTAAAGTTACCGCATACGGTCAGACTATGGGAGATGCGATCAGAGCCTTTCTTCACGAAAAAGAAAAGTTATAAAGTTCTTTACATTTTGTTCTGATTGTGGTATAATACCCTTCCTTAATATAATTTGTTATGAGTAATACATTTTATGATAATATTCAAGAAACTTAGATATAAAAATTTTTTATCTACCGGAAATAGTTTCACTGAAATAGATTTGCAAGATTCGTCCACTACATTAGTTGTTGGTCAGAATGGCGCTGGGAAATCTACTATGTTGGATGCTCTATCCTTCGGTTTGTTTGGTAAGGCTCATAGGAAGATATCTAAACCTCAACTCGTCAATAGTATAAATGCCAAGTCTACTATGGTTGAGGTTGAGTTTAGTATTGGTTCTAAGAACTATAAAATAGTTCGTGGTATAAAACCAAACATTTTTGAGATCTATGTCAATGGAGTGATGATCGATCAGAGTTCCCATGCGAAAGAGTATCAACAGATACTAGAAAAAAATATTCTTAAACTTAATCATAAATCTTTTCATCAGATCGTTGTTCTAGGGTCTGGTTCTTTTGTTCCCTTTATGCAATTGAGTCAAACGCAAAGACGTGACGTTATCGAAGATCTTCTTGATATTAATGTATTTTCTAAAATGAACCAACTCCTAAAGGAGAAGATTGCATTATTGAAAAACTCTATAAGTGATAATAACCACAGATTGGATGTTGTTAACACTAAGATAAATTCTCAGAAAAAATACATTAGAGATCTTACAGCTATTACTGTTGCGAGTAGAAAACAGAAAGAGAAAGATATTAAAGATCTTCATAAGAAGATAAAACAATTTTCTAAACAGAATACTGATTTGTCATCTAAGATTGAAGAGTTACTTCCAGCGCACACGAATGAGATAAAAGGTCTGAATGAAAAGAAAACTAAACTAACTTCCTATAATACACAATTTAAAACTCAGGTTAGAGGTATAGTAAAGGAAGCTAAGTTTTTTGAGGATAACGAATCTTGTCCAACATGCGAACAAGTTATTGGTGATGATTTACGGAAAGAGAAGAAGGATAAAGCTCAGTTTCGTGCCAAACAACTAAATGAAGCAATGCATAAGGTTACTGAAGAACTGTCTGAAGTCAATTCCGATATAGAAAGAGTTAATGAGGAATTAGTTCTTATTCAGAAAGATCAAACAGAAATGTACAGTAACAATAAATCTATCAGTCAATTCCAGACTCAGATAGATAGAATACAGGCTGACATAGATAGTCTTGTTGATAGTGAAGGTGATATGGGTCAAGCGAATAAAGACTTGGATGAATTGCGAGATCAGTTACATTCCTTCCAAGATGAGAAGTATAAGTTAAATGAACAACACTCTTACAATCAGGTATCTTCTGAACTTTTGAAAGATACTGGAATTAAGACTAAAATTATTAAACAGTATATACCTGTTATAAATCAGTTAACGAATCAGTACTTACAGACTTTAGACTTCTTTGTTCATTTTGATTTAGACGAAAGTTTTCAAGAGACTATCCGATCTAGACATCGTGATTCATTCACCTACGATTCTTTTTCTGAAGGTGAGAAACAGAGAATAGATTTATCGTTATTGTTTACTTGGAGACAAGTGGCTAAGATGAAGAACTCTGTTGCAACAAATCTTTTGATTCTAGATGAGACTTTTGATTCTTCTCTAGACGAAGACGGTGTAGATAACTTAATGAAGATCATCTACTCCTTGGGAGACGACACAAATGTTTTTGTTATCTCTCATAAGGCTGAACTTGAGGATGCTCACTTTGAGAATAAACTTGTGTTTAGTAAGAAACAAAATTTCTCCACATTAAAAAAAGTTGCATAAAGTGCTTTACAAAAGTGTAGAAATAGTGTATAATGTATGTCATATTAACTAAGGAATTATATTATGGAATTATCAGATCGTACTCTATCAGTTCTCAAGAACTACTCTAACATTAACCCTAACATCGTTATCAGTGAGGGTAATACTATTAAAACTATGGCTGTAGCGAGAAATGTCGTATCTTCAGCTACTGTCGACGAGACCTTTCCCAAATCATTTGGTATTTATGATTTGAATGAGTTCTTAAATGTTCTTGGGTTGGTTGAACGCCCCAATATAAGTTTTAGTGAAGATTATGCAACCATCACAGATGGTTCAGGACTCTCTTCTATTCGTTACTTTTACTCTGATCCGGACATGTTAACAACCCCCACAAAGGACATTGTAATGCCTGAAGGTGAGGTTAAGTTCACTTTGAGTGTGGAAACTCTCGCCAAGATTAAACGTGCTTCTTCAGCTTTAGGTCATCAAGAGATTTCTATAACACCATCAAACGGATCTATCGCTTTAACTGTAGGAGATTCTAAAGATCCGACTTCAAACTCTTTCTCTATAAGTGTGGATGGTAGTTATGTTGAAGACATGGACTTCAGTTTTATTTTAAACGTTAACAACATCAAAGTTGTAAATGAATCTTTCGAAGTTTCTATCTCTAGCAAACTTATAAGTAACTTCCGAAGCACACATTCTAATATTGAATACTTTGTCGCTTTAGAAAAATCATCGGTATATGGGGAATAAATAGATGACCGATCAGAAAAAATTAAATGACCTAGCCAATAAAATTGCGAGATCTACTGTTGCTGTTATTGATACTATATCTGGTAGAGGTGGGTTTAAGGGTGAAGAACTTCTTACTATCGGACAACTAAGGGAACAGTCTATTCAAGTTATTAGTTTGGTTGAAGAAGTTTCGGAAGAAAAAACGGAAAAGTAACTAGAGTCCCATTCGTCTAGTTGGTTAGGACACTAGGTTTTCATCCTAGCAACATCGGTTCGAATCCGGTATGGGATGCCAAATTTGCGGAGGTCAGTTATTGGGTCGATGAGTACCACTCATTGAAGGTAGGGGAAGTTCCTACACTCCGCTCCAATATTGCGGATATAGCTCAGTTGGTAGAGCGCAACCTTGCCAAGGTCGAGGTCGTCGGTTCGAACCCGACTATCCGCTCCAATATGCGCCCGTAGCTCAGTTGGATAGAGCAACAGCCTTCTAAGCTGTGGGTCGCACGTTCGAATCGTGCCGGGCGTGCCACACCGAAACCCGAAAGAACTGTTTTCCAGTCCAGTTCTTTCATACACAACCTAGTTGATTGGAATACGAATCGGTTGCCCGTCGACTGATTAAGAGACTAATGTTTAGATCTGGTTGTCTAGATATAGGGCGGGCCGAACATGTACACAACTATTAAGATAGACTTGAAACTGATTGACAAACCTTACGTATTATGTTATAATATGTGTATTGACTTATATATTATGGAGTAACTATGAAAGAATTTCTATGGGTGGAGAAGTATCGCCCTTCAAAAGTATCGGAAACCATTCTCACAAAAGATCTTAAAAACACTTTCCAGTCTATTGTGGATGGTGGAGATATGCCCAATATGATGTTTAGTGGTACGGCTGGTACTGGTAAAACCACTATCGCTCGTGCCATGTGCGAAGAACTTGGACTTGACTATATCGTCATCAACGGTTCTGAAGAGGGTAATATTGATACCCTACGTGGTAAGATTAAACAGTTCGCCTCGTCCGTATCTCTCTCAGGGGGTTACAAAGTTGTAATCCTTGACGAGGCGGACTACCTTAATCCACAGTCTACTCAACCCGCCCTTAGAGGTTTCATAGAAGAGTTCTCTAAGAACTGTCGATTCATTCTCACTTGTAATTTTAAGAATCGTATAATCGAACCATTGCATTCTCGTTGTTCTAATTATGAGTTTACTTTTGGTAAGAATACAATGGTTCAATTGTGCGGTCAGTTTATGACTCGTCTTCAAACTATTCTTAATGAAGAGGATGTCGAGTATAATAAAGATGTTGTTGCTGGTCTCATTATGCGCCACGCCCCAGATTGGAGACGAGTCCTTAATGAAGCTCAAAGAGGTTCTATTAGTGGTACCTTACTAACTACTGTTATAGATAATGATAATAATAGTAATTATGCACAACTATTTTCTCATATCAAAAACAAGGACTTCAAAAAAATGCGCAAGTGGGTTGTCAATAATATGGACTTAGAACCCGCTTCGATATTTAGAGATGTCTACGACAATATGCAAGACTATGTAGTGTCCGAGAGTATTCCTCAATTAGTTCTTATACTTGCGGACTATCAATACAAAAATGCGTTCGTGGCAGATCACGAACTTAACTTAGTTGCCTGTCTTACCGAAGTCATGGCCAATGTGGAGATAAAATAAAATGGGTAATATGGAAGTTATGACTTATACTAAAAGAGAGCTCCTCAAGAGAGACAAATCTTTAAAAAGTTTGGAAAGACTTATTCAGTCTATTGAAAGATGGCATCTAGACAGAAATCTGATCGAGGGTTCCAACGACAAAGATCAGTTCTGTAAGTTGATGCAGGAGTGTGGAGAACTTTCCGATAATATTTGTAAGGGTAATGATATCTCAGATGACATTGGGGATATTATGGTTGTCCTCATTAACATTGCTGTAAGAAATAATTTGTCTTTAAAACATTGTTTAAACGTCGCATACGATGATATTAAAGATAGAAAGGGTCGAATGGTCGATGGGGTTTTTGTTAAAGATTCTAATTAAAATATATAAGGTTTGTTATGAAAAAGGTGAAATCACTTTCCCCATTCGATTTTCTGAATAGTATAAATGATTCTAAGATAGATATTATGTCTATAGATACTGATAACGAAAAGGTTTATAATTCGTTTATGGTTAATCGCAGTCTTTCTTATTTTCCCGACACAGTTTTTATGGCTAATGAGATGAACAGATTCCATCATCTCGATAGTAAACTACAATATCATTTTTTTATAAATATTGTACGTAAACGTAAACGTTTTAGTAAATGGTCTAAAGCGGATAATATTAATAACATAGAAACTGTGAAAGAGTATTTTGGTTATAGTGATAGTAAAGCAAAACAAGCATTAACTATATTATCGAAAGAACAGATTGCGGTGATACAAAATAAGGTTTTTAAAGGTGGAAGAAAATAATTTAGTAGAATGGAATCCTCTGAAGATGTTAGAAATAGTGTTGACAGAACCCGATGATTTTCTCAAGGTGAGGGAAACTCTAACTAGAATTGGAGTGTCGTCGAGAAGAGACAACACATTATATCAATCATGTCACATACTGCACAAACAAGGTAGATACTTTATAGTTCACTTTAAGGAATTGTTTTTATTGGACGGTAAGAAATCTAATCTGGAAGAGAATGATATTATGAGAAGAAACACTATAGCTATTCTCTTACAGGATTGGGGTCTTATAGATATTGAAAATAAGAATATGGTAAAAGAATTTGCCCCAATGAGACAGATTAAGATAATATCTCATAAAGATAAAACTAACTGGAATTTGCAACCTAAGTACAATATAGGAAATAGTTGATATAGGATTGTATTATGGTAGGATATGGAATTTTCTCTGAAGAAAGAGAAAAAAATATAAAAACAAAAACGCCCTTTTTCGGAAAACTTCCAATTGATGTTCCTTCAGTTTTTGATTGGAACAAGTATATGCACTTAATGGATTCTCACCCCGAAGAGTTGTATGATAGAAATACTAAGAAGATGAGACTTGGTTTAAACTCTTTCCACAGTCGTCCTTCCGCACCAGAATTCGCAAAAGAAATAGTCTCCGAAATGGAAGACTTCTTTTCTCTCCATGAAGGTAAGATAACCAATATCGCATTCAGTGGTTTTGGTAGGGAGAGTGACAGTTATCCTTGGCATAAAGACTCTATGGATGTTTTTTTATGTCAGGCTATATCTACTATAGGTTTAAGGATAGAAGGTATCAATGATAATGAAGCTTTCCCTTTTAGTGCTGGAGACTATGTTTGGATTCCTAGAGGAACTCACCATCAAATAATACCTAAAGATTCTAGAGTAACTTTTTCTTTCGGTGTGGAAGGTGATCCGGACCCCTCAACATATTTCTAAGAGTAGGGGGCGTTGTTCAAAACATCCTCTATTACGACTTGCATAGTCAAACCTTCGTCCTTAAAAGATAAAGTTATTCTATCACAGTCGTAATTAGTGTAAGACTTACCATTCTTGTCCACTACTTCTATGCGTGTTGTTGTGGCTGGTATTTCCTGTCTAAAATTGTTTATGCCAAATGGATAGTTGATATCTGGATTATCCTCTTCATGTTGGCGCTTCCATTCTTCGTAGTCGTGCCATTCTTCCTCATTGTCGTTCGACATAGTATTCCTTAAAAAAAAAAACTTTATTTTTTATAAACTTTGTGTTATAATACTTATATATATAATCGGGTATGCCGAATGGTCGGGTACCCATTAATCTTGCATGAAACTAATGGAGAAAAAATATGACTACTGTAAAGCAATTATTCCCACGTAACGCGTTTGTGGGTTTCGATCATCTTATTAATGAGTTGGACTTCGTTGCAAAAAACGCAAACGATAACTATCCTCCTCATAATATAATAAAGGTATCAGACACAGATTACCTTATTGAAATCGCTGTTGCGGGATTTACCCAAGAACAAATCGAAATTGAATCTATAGAACGTACTCTCACTGTTGTGGGTGATAGTAGCGGTTCTGCTGACAAGGATTATATCCATCGTGGCATCTCAACAAGAAAGTTTAAAAGGGTATTCAGATTGTCCGAATATGTAGAAGTGGCTGGTGCCCTTCTTAAGGACGGTATTCTATCGATCCAAATGGAGATAGAGTTACCTGAAGAAAGGCGACCTCGCAAAATTTCAATTAATTAGCGAGGAGAATCTAATGCGGACTATAATCAGAAAGACTAAAAAAACAGTGAAAAAAATGGAAGTAGAACATTTTGAGTATCTGGTAATCTCAGTCTTAATGGCAAGTTACTTTATGGCAATATTTCCACTAAGGTAACACCGTCAAGAAACTTTTTAAATAGGGTGAGTCTAAACCGCTCACCCGACCTTTTAGGAAAATATATGATAGCGTATCAAATTGTAATGAAAGGAGACTATAAGTCTGAACAATACGCGGAAATTTCTAGAAGATCCTTCCAACCAGTTATCGATGCTGGTATCATTTCCGAAATAAGAACCTTTGATGCGATAACACCACAATCCCCAGATTTTGAGGAACACTTGAATCGATATGATTGGTCTCCCAGTTTGATGTTCGCAGACACAAGATCTGGCAAAAAAACTCAGGATCATTCTGAAACAGAAAAAGCTGGCATGTGTTCTCATTGGGAACTTATGAGAATGCAATCTGAATCTGACGAAAGATTTTTTGTGATGGAACATGATACCTACCTGTTACCTCAACACTTGAATACTTTCGAATTGATGGTAGATTTTACTCGATCACATCAACCTTTTTATGTAAACATTGGTTTGTTTATGGGTTGTTACTCTCTAGATACTCATTGCGCTGCCTGGCAGTACGATCTTTTAATAAATAAAGATTTCCCTATAAACTGTGGTCCTTACTGCACTCTTCAGAGATTGTATAGAACATACTCTACTCAGTACTTAGAGAAATCTGGCGTTAGATACCACGGTAAGGAAGTTACCGTCGTACACCCTTGGACTCAATGTACCACTTTGGGATTTGGTAGAGATTGTGGAATTTACTTTAACAAACCAGATTTAGACGAAGAGAACAGTATACCCAACCCAACCACTCAGGTAGTATCCAAAAGTCTGATGGTCACTCAAGATCATCACACATACATAGACCGACATATAAAAAAACCTTGGACAAGACATAATTATTTTCACGTTATCGATTAAAAAGACTTTACATTCCATGCTGAATAGTGTATAATACCTGTTATATATTATGGAGACTTTATGGAATTTTATACATCAGTAACTCGTTACGGTAATAACATCCTCTACCGTGGGTATAAAGACGGCGTTCGTGTAAAAAAACGCGTTCCTTTTCAACCCACACTTTTCATTCCTACCCCAAAACAAAAGACTCCTTGGAAAGGACTAGATCAAATTAATCTAGAACCCATCCAGTTAGATTCTATGAAGGAAGCCTCAGACTTTATAAAACGTTATGACAACGTAGAAAATTTCCGAGTCTATGGTATGAACAACTTTATTTACCAATATATTTCTGAAAAGTTTCCCAACAACATAAACTTCGATTCCAAAGATGTTGAGGTAACCTACATAGATATTGAGGTTCACTCTGAGGAAGGTTTCCCCGAACCAACATTAGCGCAACATCCTGTCACTGCTATCACGATAATTCAGAGAGATGGAATTCGTCGGGTCTGGTCTTGTATTGATTATGAGAATACTAGAGACGATGTTCTTTATGTTAAGTGTGAGACTGAAGCTGAGTTGATGACCAAGTTTATTGAACACTGGAAAGAGTGGACCCCCGATATCATCACTGGATGGAACAGTACTTCTTTTGATATGACCTATCTTATTAATAGGACCATGCGTTTGTTCGGTGAGGAAGAGTCTAGGAAATTTTCTCCTTGGGGTGTGGTCAGACTTAAGAAGGGTCGAGTCAATAAATTTGGTATGGACGAAGCTGACACATTTGATATTATGGGTGTGGCGCAACTAGATTACTTTGATCTATTCCGTAAATTTACTTACAATACATTAGGTCAACAAGAATCCTATAGACTGGATCACATCGCAAATGTTGTTCTTGGAGAACGTAAGTTGTCCTATGAGGAACACGGAAGTCTGCATAATCTATATATCGAAGACCCACAAAAATATATTGACTACAACATTAAAGATACCGAACTCGTACTTCGCATTGATGAAGTTCTCGGCCTTATTGATTTGGTTATGACAATGGCCTACCGAGCTGGAGTTAACTATTCCGACACCCTAGGTACGACCACTATATGGGATGTCATTATCTATCGTATGTTGAACCAATCCAAGATTGCATGTCCTCCCAAGATAGAGAAGTCTAAGACCCCATATCCCGGCGGATATGTTAAGGAACCTCAAGTTGGTCAACATAACTGGGTAACTTCATTTGACTTGAACTCACTCTATCCCAATCTGATCGTTCAATATAATATGTCCCCCGAAACTGTCCTTGATGGTATTGTCCCCGATGTATCGGTAGAGAAAATACTAGAAGGTAATTTGTTTAAGGATGACTTTGATTATACAAAACTCTGTCACTCTATCGCTCCCACCGGAGTCAGATTCTCTCATGATCGAAAGGGTATTGTCCCAGAGATTATTACTCGTTATTATAATGATCGTAAAGTTATTAAGAAGGAGATGTTGAAGACCCAACAAGAGTTTGAGAATACCAAAGACCCTTCGCTTAAGAATAAGATATCCCAACTTGATAACCAACAAATGGCAATCAAGATTCTTATGAACTCACTTTATGGTGCTTTGGGTAACCGATGGTTCCGGTATTTCGATCAACGTGTTGCGGAGTCTATTACTATGGCTGGACAGTTAGCCATTAAGTGGGCAGAAAGAACCGTCAACGACGAGATGCAAAAACTTCTTAAGACGGAGGAAGACTATGTTGTTGCGATCGATACCGACTCAGTATATATCCGAATGGAATCCTTGGTCGAAAAGTTCTCTCCCAAGAATCCTGTTAAGTTTTTAGATAACATTTGTAAGGATCATTTTGAACCTGTTCTGACTAAGTCGTATCAGGAGATGGCTGACATGACTGGCGCGTATGAAAACCGAATGGAGATGGGTCGTGAGGTAATCGCGGACAAGGGTATCTGGGTAGCCAAGAAACGATACATCCTCAACGTACATAATAATGAGGGTGTCCAGTACGCAGAACCTAAACTAAAGATGATGGGTATCGAGGCAATCAAGTCTAGTACTCCTATGACGGTCAGGGATAAGTTCAAGGAAATCTTCCACGTTATTATAAATGGTAGTGAGAGTGATACTCAAAGTTTTATAAGAAACTTCCGCACAGATTTTCGTACTCTTCCCCCAGAGTCGGTATCCTTCCCTCGGTCTGTTTCTGATCTTAAGAAGTGGAGAGATGCCAAGAGTATATACTCAAAAGGTACTCCCATACATGTTCGTGGTAGTTTGTTGTACAATGATCAGATTAAAAAACTTTCCCTCGATAAAAGATATGAATATATTAAGAATGGTGAGAAGATCAAGTTTTGTTATCTTAAGATGCCTAATCCTATCAGTGAGAACGTAGTATCTTATCCTCAGTTCTTACCGCCCGAGGTCAATCTACATAAGTACATCGACTATGATAAGATGTTTGATAAGACTTTCCTCGATCCATTGTTACCTATACTAGAGGCAGTTGACTGGTCAGCTGAACCTCGCGCATCACTTGAGGATTTCTTCTGTTGACAAATACTCCTAAGTATGTTATAATACCACTATGAATTACGAATTAACTATATTCAAAAATCAGTTTGATAACAAGACTCATAGAAAAGTTTCTTACGATACTTGGGATAAGTTCGTCCAAGAACTTTATGGATTGATCAAACAAAAAGGAAAGAAAGGTGGAAATAATTCTAGTCCTCTTATTAGTCCTGCTGTTTTTAAAACCGATAGTACGCGTTCTAATGACAATACTTTATATTGGGGTGGTTGGTGTGCTGTTGATGTTGATACTCATAGGTTTTCTAACAGTGTGGACACTCTAAATGAACAACTTTCTGAACAACTGGGAGATGTCGATTATGTGGTTTATAGCACTGCTTCTAGTCGCATGGATTATCTTAAATTTCGTATTGTATTTAGGATTGATGAACAGATACAGAGAGATAATATCAAAGCGTTCTGGCACGCCCTCAATACCGAACTGGGGGAAATGGGAGATCCGCAAACTAAAGACTTGGCGCGTATGTATTATGTACCAGCTGATTATCCTGACGCCTATGGTTTTATTTTTCATAATACATCTGGTAAGGCATTAAACACTTCCGAACTTATCTCTAAACATCCTTATGTTCAGAAGACCGGAAATTCTTTTCTTGATAGATTACCACCACAAATGCAAAGTGCGGTCATAGAACATCGTAAGAATAGTCTAAATAATACTGAGTATCGATGGACGGGTTTTAGAGATTGTCCATTCTTTCCAAAAAGAATGGCGATGGAATATCAAACTATAACTGGAACTGGATGGTACGCAAAAATGTACCAGATAATGATAGCGATAGCTGGAAACGCTATAAAGAAAGGATACCCAATAACTGCAATTCAGATTGCTGAATTGTGTAAAGAGTTTGACGCTTGTAATGGCAATTGGTATGAGAATCGTCCAATTATCGTAGAAGCCGATAGAGCGCTAGAATACGTTTATAGGAAAGGTTAATGAAAATATTAGTAACTGGAGCCGCAGGATTTATCGGTTCACAATTAACAAATAGGTTAAGGAATAGTGGACATGATGTTCGTGGTTTAGATAACTACAACAATCATCTTTATGAACCAGAACTGAAAAGAGATAGAGTAAATCATTTTGGATTAGATGTTTCTGAATGTGATCTGAGAGATAGGGATGGATTAAGAATTGTATTGGGTGACTTTAGACCTGATACTATAGTTCACCTTGCGGCACATGCTGGAGTTAGAGATTCTTTCGGAAAGGAATCTGAATACCATGCAAACAACATTGACGGTACACAAAACCTTATTGAAATGTGTAAGGAAGTTGTTCCTGATGTTAGAGTCATTTATGCATCAACTTCTGGTGTGTTTGGTGGAACCGAGATACCTGAAGATGGATGGAAAGAAAATCAGATACTCGGAAAACAGTTAAACGCCTACACTTATACCAAATACATCAACGAAATTCAGTTTGAGATATCTGGACTGAATAATACAGGACTTAGATTCTTTACTGTATATGGCCCTTGGGGAAGACCCGATATGGCTTTGTTTGATTTTACTAAAAATATACTTGACAAAAACGAAATAAAAGTGTATAATTATGGTAATATGAAAAGAGACTTCACATACGTTGAAGATATCTTAGATGGTATTGAAATCGTTATTCACAATAATGAAATTGGGAATAGTGAAATCTTTAATATTGGTCGTGGCAAACAAGTTGACCTTATGCATTTTGTAAGGGAGATTGAAAAGAACTGTGGTATAGATGCCATAATTGATTTGGTTCCTAGACATCCAGCAGATTCTTTAGAGACTTGGTCTAATACGACTAAACTGGAGGGATTGGGTTACGTCCCTAAAACTAATATCGAAGACGGTATTAAAAACTTTTATGCGTGGTACAAAGATTACCATAAGGTTAAATAATGAATAATGAACCATTGAGTCCTAATAACCAATTCCGACTTGCTATAGTAGGTCATGGGTTTGTTGGACAGGCTGTAGAATATGCATTCACCCATCCTTTGGTGAAGTCTTATGCTGTAGACCCAAAATATAATACTTCCATTGATGACTTGAAAGAGTTTTCTCCTCATCTCGTATTCGTATGCGCACCAACACCACAAGGCGAAGATGGTAAGGTTGATGCTACTATTGTTATTGATGCAGTACAAAAATCTCTTATCCATACTAAAGCATTAGTTGTTGTTAAATCGACAGTAACTCCCGATATAATTGATAAGATTTATAGTTCTATGGATCTTAAGGATACGGATCGTTTTGTTTATAACCCAGAGTTTCTTACAGAGTCTAATGCCAAGGCGGACTTTGTCAATGCTGACTATCATGTCATGGGTGGATCAGAATCTGCAACTCGTGAACTAAGTGAAATTTATGATATATTTAGTGGATGTGCATCTAATGACTACCACTATATGACAGCATTTGAAGCTTCCTTTGTAAAGTATACAATCAATTCGTACCTAGCGACTAAGGTTACATTCTTTAATCAGATTTATGATTTGATTAATATGTATGGTTGCAGTTACAATATTATATCACGTACTGTGGGATTAGATCCCAGAGTCGGAATCGGTCATACACGTGTGCCGGGCTTCGATAAGAAACGTGGTTTCGGTGGCGCATGTTTGCCGAAAGATACTAATGCTCTCTTAAAGTTTTCTGAACAGACTGATGAAGATGGGAACATAGTATCAATGGATATTCTAGAAAGAATTCTAGATATCAACACTCGTTACCGAAAGGACTATGAGTTAGATGATCGTGAAAGAGTTAATAATATTACATTTGTGAATTTTGGAGAAGATAAAGAATGAATTTAATGGATAAATTGAAAAAACAGTCTAGAGTAAAAGATAGTTCTACCCTTGCGGATAGTAAGTTTTTTACTGAAGTGGATATGGTTCCTACTGAAGTGCCTATGGTAAATGTAGCACTCTCTGGTTCTACTGATGGGGGAGTAACGCCAGGCCTTACGGTTCTTGCTGGTCCATCTAAACACTTCAAGACTTCCTTTGCATTATTGATGGCTGGTGCTTACCTTAAACATAAAAAAGATGCAGTGATGCTTTTTTATGATTCTGAGTTTGGATCTCCTCAGTCTTATTTTGATCAGTTTGGTATAGACACTACTCGTGTATTACACGTACCTATCAAAGATGTTGAGGAATTAAAGTTTGACTTAATCAATCAGTTAGAAAACTTAACTGAGAAAGATGATGTTATTATAGTAATTGACTCTGTCGGTAACCTTGCATCTAAGAAAGAATTAGATGATGCTAGAGATGGTAAGTCTGTTGCTGATATGTCACGTGCAAAAGCGTTCAAGTCTTTATTCCGTATGGCAACACCATACTTAAATATGAAGAAGATTCCTATGATCGCTATTAACCATACATACAAAGAGATCGGTCTCTATCCTAAAGATGTTGTCTCTGGCGGTACTGGTATCATGTATAGTGCAGACAATGTATGGATCATTGGTCGTAGACAGAACAAGACTGGTACAGAAGTTACTGGTTATGATTTTGTAATTAAAGTTGAGAAGTCTCGATACGCCAAAGAAAATTCTAAGATTCCTATCAGTGTGTCTTGGAATGGTGGTGTAGAAAAATGGTCGGGTCTACTTGATGTGGCATTGGCTGGAGGTTATGTGGAAAAACCATCTAACGGTTGGTATCAACGAGCTGGAACTGATAAGAAGGTTCGTAAAGATGTTACTCTCACAGAAGACTTCTGGTCTCCTATATTTAAAGAAACTGACTTCAAAGACTTCCTAAAGAAACAATATCAAATAGGTCTACAGAGTGTTGTTGAACTTGATATCGAAGTAGAGAATGAAGCAGCATAATTTATTTTTAAAAGGGGGTTTACAAACCCCCCAGAATAGTGTATAATAGGGTATTATTATGAATGAACAATCTAATCAAACTGAGAATGTAGATTATGAGTTAGTACCTGTTGGTGAAGCAAGTAACCAACAAGCCTGGCACGTAAGAATTCTTACTGGAGATTTTGTTGAAACTGTAATTGTGTATGGTAACATACAATTTGACGGAGAGATGGATAGACTGAAGTTTAGTTTTTCGGTAGTCTCCTCTCCCATTGATGGTCTTACATCTGAAGATGTTGATTTACAAAACAAGACCACAAAAATACTTGAGAATATTCTTGAGGTAGCATATAATGAAGGTAGCTTAGTTACAGGAGATGATGAAGTTGGAGATAACACTGGAACAGACGATTCTGAGGAATCTGTTAACGAATGATGATTACGCAAGAAAGGTTGCTGCATTTTTACAACCCGAATACTTTGAGGGGGTCTACAAAGGTCTCTTTAAAGAGTTCACGTTATTCATTGCTAAATACAATAAACTTCCTAGTATGGAAGCTTTCAAAATTGAAATCGATTCTGGCGACAGACTAAACGACGAACAGTATCGACACGCAATAGAAATATTGCCGAATATATTTACTCCGCAAAAAGAAAACTTAGAATGGTTGATTGATTCCACTGAGAAGTGGTGTCAAGATCGTGCCGTGTTTAATAGTGTCATGGAGTCAATTCAGATAATTGATGGAAAACATCAAACTCTTTCAAAGAATGCTATACCCGATGTACTTAGTAAAGCACTTGCTGTTACATTCGATACAGCAGTTGGTCACGATTACTTAGAGAACATAGACGAAAGATTTGAGTTTTACCATAGACAAGAGGAACGCATTCCTTTTGATCTAGATTACTTTAATCGTATTACTAAGGGTGGACTTCCCAATAAGACTTTGAATATTGCTCTCGCTGGAACTGGTGTTGGTAAATCTTTATTCATGTGTCAT